CCCCGCCGATATGATAGGTTTCATCGCTGATGGTAATGACGATATTATTAGCCCCCACCGTGGGCGCGACTATGTACCACAATTCCATTCTGACATTCCCGCCACTACTCGTTCTCCTCGTGATATAAGTACAGGCGCTTCCGGCATAAGTCACTGAACTGACTGAGGCGCCATATTCAGTATCCACCGCCACAAACAAAATTCTATTGCTTCCCGTGCAGGTATGGGAAACAGTAAGGGTCGTCCCTGTGCCGACGCCCCCAGCTTTATAACCTGAAGATGATGCGTCGAAAGCAATCATAACCTAAGCAATTTGCAGAACCCCGTTGGTATTGTCCAAGTCAATGGTGAAAGTATCGGTGTTGGCCAAAGTCACCGCCGAACCGTAATCGTAATAACAAATCAAATCCTTATTCGTGGCGCTGTCATCGTAGATGTAAATATACTGAAACGGCCCCACTGCTCCGGTCGCCGTCAGCACCAAATCAGCCACGATGAGCTTATAAGTCCCGCCGGTCTGAGTCGAAGAAGTCGTCGTCAGATTAAGCGGGGTCGCCCCTGACAAGTTAGTGTAAGAAATCTGGGTCAAATCGGCCAAATGACTCCACGACGCCGTGTGCGGCGTGTTGGTCAAAGCGATTTTAAGCTGACCCGTCGCTAAATTAAACACCCCATTGGCCGCTCCCGCCACAAACGAATTTACCTTAGACATTGCAACTGACATAAAATTCAGTTAGTTAATTAGTAATCAATATCGCCCAACCCACGCTGAGTTGGGCTAACTGACTAATACCCTACCCCTAATATCCCATTGTAGCACGTAAACTCTTCTCCACCATTCCTTTGGTGGGTTTTTTCTTTTTACCGGCCTTGCTCATAGCTATCGCCACGGCCTGCTTCTGGGGTTTCCCAGCGTGCATTTCCGTTTTGATATTGTGAGATATAACCTTCTTGGATTTTCCTTTTTTAAGTGGCATATTTAACGTCCTTTACTATGTTCAACACTCTTTTGAACCTGCTCAAAAGAGGGTTCTTTAGGATTAACTTTTTTAGACCTTTTCTTCTTGCCCACTATTTTCCCCACCGCCATTCGCGGGCCGATTTTAGTCGGGGCGACAGGGTTCGATTGTAATTGTTGCATATTAGTAGCCATAAAGTTGACGCCGCATCTCAAGCAGATGCTCTTTGAAAGCGGGCTTGCAGTAAGACCATTCCACCGCGCCTAAAAGCCCGTAATCTCTCGTCCACCCTTTCTTATTGGCGTTTTCTTTGGGGTCGGCGAGGAATAAAGTTTCTTTCTGATAGTCATTCTTCATTCTGACCGAGACGTTCTTGTCCATCAGCTTCTTCTTGGTTTCAAAATACTCTTCCTGGATGCGCAGTAAATCTTCGGCTTGCTCTGGGGAGACCCGAACATTGCCCACGTAGAGCTTGCCGTTGACTCTAATGCCTCCATCGGTCATTTCTCGGTCGATGTGGACTTGCACCAATTCAGGTTTGTTTAAGACGACATCAGGCGTGGATTCGACGGGCTTGGGAATTCCTCTGGGCATATTATTTGTTTAGCTTTTTAGACAACTTTTCCGCCTCTTTCATCGAACCTTCGGCCTTTACTTTCGCCACCATTTCCTCTTTCAAGGCGGCGTCTAATTTAGCTACCCCAGCCCTTCTCTTGTCGGCGAACTCCATCAAAACTTCCTTCTCCCCAATCTCTCTTTCATTACACTTTCTGAATGACTTGTTAATGAACTTGTCGATTAAAGCCACCTGTTTGTCAATTTCCTCGTCGGTTAAGACGGGGTCGTCGGAGTGTATGGTCGATGTCAAAGAGACATTCTCCGAACCGAACTGTCTTAACGCGCTGAATTTAAACTCATTCATATTTGTCGCGCCTATTGTTATAGCCGCGTGGTTATGGGGGCGTGGGAAATCCGCACGCCCCACTTAAATAATTATTTACCCTTCGGAGTCGCTAAGCTGAGAGTGGCCGATACTTCATTTCGGACGCCACGATTGTTGTCCAAGATGGCGGCAACCCCTTCCCACTTCCAGCCGACAGTGGAACGCTGTTCGAGCGGGTCGGAAGTATCCTGCACGCCGCCGGTGTGGATGTAGGTCTTTAAGCCGCCTGAGAATTCAGACACAGCATAGAAACCTTTGCCATAGCAGATACAACCGTAAATAGCCTGAGAGGAAGCCCCTGCGGCCGCAAAGACCGGAGACATCGTGGTAGATATGATTCTCGCGCCCATCCAATAACCAAGTTCACCAGTGAATAAATCACCGCGATACTCGTTAGACGGAGTCGGAGAGGAGTAGTTGATAGCCGAGACGAAGTTGGACTCGTTGCGCAAATCGTACATCACGTCCGGATGCCCGATGAAAGCGTAAGCGTTGCCAATCATCGGCATCGTGCCGAATTTCTCGACGTTGTTGCGTTCCAGCCAGCGGATATCCTGAGTGATTAAAGCCGAAGTCAGCTTCATCGACACCAGCACTCCAGCGCGGGTGGAAACGGAAGCGTCTCCGTAGATGACGGAAGTTCCGGCGGCCACCACGTTCATTATCACGGTATCGATAGTTTCCGAGGACTGGATGCCTAAAACATCGGAAGCGTCCTTAATCATCGAGCGGTCATATAAGAACTCAGCCACATCGGTGATGGTGGTGAAGTCGCCATACTGGGACAAAACCGCCGTCACGGAGTTCATCGTCAGGTTGGAACCGGCCGGAGTCACGCCCTCATTGAGCGGGGTCAAAGCCAGAGCCAAGCGATTGAACCCTCTGAAGATGACCGTCTTGGAGTTGGCTCCTTTGGTGACCGGATGAACTTTGGCGGTCTTATACCACACTAATTTCTGTTTTAAGATGTCAATCAGCTCCTTCATCACAATCTTTTGACCGACATCAATTGCACTAAATACGTTCATAAAAGTAAATTATTTATTATTCTCCTGATTGCGCGTAGCAATTGGTATATACCGCCGTCAGACCGGAAACTCCGTTCAGATTGGTCGTGCCAGGCACGAAATCCGAACCGGTTTCGTTCTTTAGGTAGATATAACCCAAAACTACCGAGTTCTCGTCGCTGGGTTGCGGTTTGTCGCTGGCTTGCGCTTGACGATGCTTGGGGAAGTCCTCTCCGGCGATAGCCGTGAGAGTAACCGTCCCCGCTTCGGTCTGCGCGGAAGTCGCTACAATCGCGTAAAAACGGCAAGATTTCGTTGAAGCGTCAACCGTACCGTCATCCGAGGCCAGATTCCCCGCCACCTGAGCGGAACCGTTCAGAGTTGGAAGATTTCTGGCGGCGCTGACTAAGGAAACTTCGGCTCCGGCCACATACATACTTCGGCCGTTGACTTTGAAGAAAGTCGTATTGGCCACTTTGGCTTTGGTCGGGTCGGAAGAACCGTAGGTCAACCCAGGATTCGAGGTACAGTTGTTGACACACATATTCCACATAGGGTTGTTTTTAGATACCGATAACGCCGTAGTTGTCGATGTAAGTCGTAGTGATTCCTGAAGCGTCCAAAGCGGTCGTGCCAGGAATGAAAACGGCTGAAGAAGCGTTCTTCACCACGATGAAACCCACGGCGGTCTGGTTGCTCTGGTCGGGCTTCGGAAAGTCGCTGTCCTGCGGCTGGCGATACTTCGAAAACGGAGAGCCACAAAGCCAACTGAACGTGGCGGTCGGGGAAGCGGTCGCTTGAGGCAGGGTCGCCACTAAAGTGAACGCCTGGCAACAAAGAGTGCCGACATCGGTTGAACCGGCGTCATAAGTCAAGTTTCCGACCACGGAAGCCGTGCCAGAAGGATAAGGTGCCACGTAGGTCGCAAGGGCCAGCGAAGGGGCGTTGGCAGTCGTGATGGAAGGGGAAACCATACCGGAAGCCGTAAAGCTAAAGGTATTGGCGTACTTCACCAGCGTAGAGCTACCAACGACAATCGCTAAACCAGGCGCCGCGAGGCACTGATTTAATTCTGCGTTGTTTTGCATAAGAATAAGTTAATTACTCTCGCAAAGTTTCCAGCATATCATAGAGCTGTTCCTTTGTGAGATTAGATGTGTCCACCTTGTCCCTGTTGGGGGTTGATGGAGTTTTTTCCACAGGTTTGACCTTGTTGAGCTGTAAGTCCGTCACCACTTCGCCAATCAGACCTTTTAAATTCTGCTTGGGGTTGCGCAGGAAGGTTTTGCGGAGGTCGTTTTTGTAATCTCCCAAACCTTCAATCTTCTCGTACTTGCTGAACTCGGACTCGAACTTGGCTTCGTTGTTCTTTTGCTCAATCGGGGCCAAGGTTTCCGAAGTTTCATTCTTAATGACCTGATAAAACTTCTCCAGCAAGTTGCGCGAAGGTACGTCTTCTACGGCTTCAAGGAACTCCTGCACGTTCTTGAAAGAAGGAGATGCGCTTGGCTCAGCAGGGGGTTCGGGGGTTTCAGGGGCTTTCGCCTCTTCCACCGCCTCTTCCGCTTTTGGCTCAGGTTCTTCTGCTTCTTTTTCCTCCTTCGGAGGTTCCTCTCTAGGTTCCTCTTCTTTGGCGTCCAACGTCTTTTTTAACTCCTCGTAAAGCTCGTCGGACTCCTTGGAGTCCACGTCCTGGACTTCTGTTTCTTTTTCTTCCATATAATTTATTACGCGCCTATTGAGATAGTCGCTTAATTAGGTAAGAATCCTTCCACGGCCTCTTCTAACATCTTGGCGATACTTTTGGTATCGGCAACCTGCAAGAGGGCGAGGAGAGTTTGTATTTGTAAATCGTCTTTGACTAGATTTTTAATCCGATTCTGCAATTCTTCACGTATCTTTTTGTCCAAAAGCTTCCAACCTTCGGTCTGTTTCATCGCTGTCAAATCAGCCAACTCGGAACGGGCAAAAGAAAGATTATCAATCACCGCTTGGGATTCTTTGTCGTATTTATCCCTTTCCGCTATTAAATTGTCCAAGGGTTGGGTCATATTGTTCGGGGTACTTGAGCGGCGGCCGCTTGGCCGGTCGCGGATAACAGCGGAGTGGCTTCCGTCGGTGGATTCTGAGGTGGTTGCCCAGGCATTGGGGGCTGTTCAGGCGGAGCTTCCGGCTGTTCCATATTCGGCAGACCCATCTGTTTCTCCTCTTGAGTGAACCATTCTTCCAACTCGTCAGCACTAATATCAAAGGTCTTGGCGACCGAGCGTCTAAGAGCTAACTGCCCAGGTATCTTCGGGTCGTCTTTAAACAAGGTGTAAATGTCAATCTTAGCTTTCTGTTTGATGGCCTTATTTTGCTGGGAATCTTCCGATGGAGTCGCCTTGGCTTTCAATTCCACTCCTTCAAAGTTCTTTTTGGTGACATCTTCTAAAGTGAGATTCTTATAACCGAATATCTTGACTTGGCGGGGCTTGGTCAGGTTCTCCTGGGTCAAGTCGCTCATAAACTGGAACATCTCCTGACAAGCTAAAGTGGCGTTTCGCTTCATCACCACAATCTTGGCTTCCACTTCCGCGTTCAACTTGGCCTGCTGGGTCACGCTCATCTTCCCTTTTTGATGCATCGGAGTCATTGGGGACATCCCCGAAGCGGCGTCCGCGAACCCTTTAATCGTCTGCATCATCTGCAGGGCCGAAGTGATTTCAGGCGGGGTGAACTGCCACACTTTATCCTGTACTTTTTCGCCAGGACTGCACTGCACCGAAGTCACGCCCAAAGGTCTTGGCACGATAGAACTTTGTTTCAGCCCTGAAGAAGAAGCCACAAACATCATCCCGAAGTTCCGGTAAGTATTGTTATCAATCCCCTGGTTGATATTCACATCAATCGCTAAATTGGGGTCGCGATACACGTCAGCTACGGAAGGACATAAGAAAGTAATCCCGCGGGTGTAAGTCCCCCAGGAGAAGAAAGGAGGCCGGTTGGCTTTGCCTTTAAGTCCTATCTCTTTGGCCTTTTTGCACCTTAACAGATAAATCTCGTTAGCCACGGTCAGCACGTACAGTTCCCCTTCAATGTAAGTCCACCATTCGGTAATCTCGGCGACTTTAGAGCCGTATTGGGTGGTATTAGACAGCCCCATATCGGCTAAACGCAGGTTCTTCATCGATGCCTCGGAAGAAGAATCGGTCTGGATTTCGGAAGGTATCTTGTTTTCTTTGAGCATTTCTAAGGACTCCTCATCGTACTCCATCTTGTCCTTTTCCGCTTCCAACTGCTCTTGAGTTTTGAAAATGAATTGTTGCCCCTGATAGAGGGCTTCCTTGGTGTTCTTGGCAATGGGCGAAATCAAGTAAGCGAGGGTGTCCACCAGCTCAATGCTCTGCTTGTCGTTGCCAGGTATCACCTTGTAAACGGTGCGCCCGTAAATGCCCGCTTCCACCTTGGAATTGTCGTAAATCGTGTCCCAAAAAGAGTCCTCCAAGTCCTCTTTGACGACGTGTTTCATTATCTCGGCGGCGTTCTCATCCCCTTCGGGTATCGTGTCATACTCCACCTCCGGCGAAGTCCCTAACTTGGCCGACATATTCTGCACCCCTTCAAAGACGACAGGCACGTGTAGGTTAGAGCGGGTCAGCAAAGTTTTCTGCACCACCCCGTTATACTGCTCTTCGTTCTTCAGCCAGTTATTTATCTTTTGCTGGCGCAACTTGACCGCGTAATCCTTCTCCTGAAGATACTGCTTGATTATCTTGTTCTTATTAGCGATGAGATGCGCGTAGTTAGGCACCGCTTTTGATTCTTTTAAATCCGTGTATTCCGTCATACGTTTAATTTTTGTCTCATTTCTAAGCCCAAACCCCGATATTTATACCACCCGAACTTGTTAGTCCACCAAATGTCTTCCTTGCTGAACTTCAATTCATCCAAATCAATCCGCTCGGCGACCGCTTTCAGCTCGTTTAAAAGTTTCTTGTTGAATTTTAAGTAAAAACAAAGTAATTTGACCCCTTTTAAAACTTTATCGGTCACGATGGCTCCTTCCTCTCCCTCTCTGATGGCGAAAATCCTTGCCATCCGCTTAATCTCATCCAAGGGGGTCAGAGCGAAGTTTCTTGGCTTAAATTCCCCCATTATGTCCTGGAAACGATAACGATAAGCGTCATCGTACTCCAAGATGGCGCAGACGACATCTCTAATCACCTCGTCCTTAATCACCCTGTAGACTTCTCTAACCGGTTGGCAGTAGAAGTGGGGTTCGAGATAAACATCTTTCATCCCGTAATGAACGAACTCGATAAACTTCTTCCAATTCTTTTTAAGGTACAACAGCCCGATAAGTTTATGAAACACGTTCCCTTCCAAGGTTCTCAGCAAAGTCGGTATCAGGCGCTTAAAACCGTGTACCGTGACGCATTTGGAGTTAAAACACCCCCTGATGGGGTACTTTTCCCCTTTGACCCACGTTTCACACCCGCCTTCCGGCAGAACCTTGAAATCCGTTATGGGAATGACATTGGAGAAGTCGGCGAACTTGCTGTCTTGATACTCTTTGCCGTCAATCACCCTTACCTTCTGCCCGTAAGTTTCCATTTTGAAGACGATTTCTTGGGGATTCATAGTTTGAAATAACCAGTTTTTTCATCAATCCTTTGTCCCATTTCTTCCCTGACCTCTTCCAAACGGGTCTTGATGGGGTTGGGCGCAATCAAAATCTGTTCTTGGTAAGCCTCAGCGTCAACTATATCGTCATTCTTGCCTTTAGGGAATCTTAACTGTTCGTTCTCCAAGTCCTCGCACTCCCCGATAATGTGAAATATCTTGCCCGCCTCGTAGCGCGGCAACAAGCCCCTAATCCTCAAGACCTTACTCTTGCCGTGATGCTTTAAAGGGTAAATGACCGGAAAAATGTTTCTTTTAATCTGCTCCAGCTTGAGAAACGGGTACACCGCCTGCATAAAAGTCGTTTCTTCGATGCCGATGGCTTCCGGCTGTTCAATGGCCCATAAGTCAAAGATGTAATCAATCAGCTTGGTGGAATTGATTTTCTTGTGGTTGGCCTTAATGTACCAGTTATTGTCGGAATCCACGCGGTTGATGACCGTGCCGGTGTAATCAGAACTCTCGTTTTCCTTGACCGCCGTGTCTATCGTGATGAAGCAGTTGGTGTGTTTTTCCCTCACTTCCTGGGCGGAAACGTACTTGAACATCTCTTTTTTAAACTCTTGGCTTTCGGTGTTCAAGGGGTTTTGCTGATAAAGGGACGACCATTCGTAAGAACCCACTTCGGATTTGGTTTGTAAAAGATTCTCCAAACTGTACTGGGTCGGCCAGAGGGCTTCGCCTTTTTGACGGTATTCCTCGTCCTCCTCGGCGATAGCCGGTAAGGTTATCACCGTCCATTGGCCGCTGTCCTCATTCAAGACC